GATATTTTGCAGATTCAGAAACTGTGGATGTAAATTTATTATTTGCATATCCTGACGCAGCTAGTGCCACTGAAATTGCAAATGATTTAATTGCAAAGGCAATGACAAGAAAAGACTGTATGGCTTTTGTTTCACCACCTATTGGGAAATCAGTTGGGACTGCAAGTCCTACTGCTGACGTAAGTAGTTGGGCAGCCGATCTTACATCTACTTCATATGCATCAACTGATTCATCAGCTATATATATCTATGATAAATACAATGATGTATATCGTTGGATTGGAGCGGCGGGTCACCAAGCAGGTTTATGTGCAAATGCTGATAACGTAGCTGATACATGGTTCTCACCAGCTGGTGTAAATCGTGGTCAATTACTAGGTATTACTAAACTAGCTAATAACCCAGCAAAAGCAGATAGAGATACTCTTTATAAAGCAAGAGTAAATCCAATTGTATCGTTACCTGGACAAGGAACAATATTGTTCGGAGATAAAACACTATTAAGCAGACCTTCTGCATTTGATCGAATCAATGTAAGAAGATTGTTTATAGCATTAGAAAAAGCAATTGCAACTGCTGCAAAAGCTCAACTATTTGAATTCAATGACGAGTTTTCTCGTGCACAATTCAGAAATTTAGTTGAACCATTCCTTAGGGATATTAAAGGCCGAAGAGGTGTTACAGACTTTGCAGTTGTATGTGATGAAACAAATAATACTGGTCAAGTAATAGATACTAATAGATTTGTGGCAGACATCTTTGTCAAGCCTGCAAGGTCTATTAACTTTATTACATTGAACTTTATTGCAACAAGAACCGGCGTAGATTTCTCTGAAATCTCTGGCATATAAGGGAGAATAAAATGGCAATTTTAGGCGTAGATGATTTTAAATCAAAACTCGTTGGAGGTGGCGCACGTGCTAACATGTTCAAAGCTACTTGTAACTTTCCAAGTTTTGCACAAGGCGATGTTGAACTAACTTCTTTCTTATGTAAAGCCGCTCAAGTGCCAGCATCAATAATCAGTCCTATCATGGTACCTTTCCGTGGCAGACAATTACAGATTGCTGGAGATAGAACATTCGAACCATGGTCAATAACTATTATTAATGATGTTAAATTTGAGGTTCGTGGTGCTTTTGAGAGATGGATGGATGGTATCAACAACCACAATGAGAATACCGGACTATCAAACCCTACTGATTATCAGGCTGACATGATTGTAGAACAATTAAATAAAGCCGGAGAAGTCACCAAGAAGTACGATATCCGCGGAACTTTCCCAACTAATTTAGCTGCAATTGAACTGTCTTATGATAGTGAAAATGCAATTGAAGAATTTACTGTTGAACTACAAGTTCAATATTGGGAGTCCGATACTACATCATAGTTTGGTGTATAAATATAATAAACGGAGGGATTAATTTCCCTCCCGATATTATTTAGGAGATATACATGGCCGATTTTTTTGGTTTTGAAATAAAAAGGAAATCTGAGGAGCCCGTCCGGCCGTCCTTTGTTCCTAATACGGATGAAGATGGTACTGGTGTAATAACTAGCGGCGGCCACTTTGGAGCGTATCTTGATTTAGATGGTGATAAGGCTAAGAATGAAATCGATCTAATTTATAAGTATAGGGACATTGCAGCTCAACCAGAGTGTGATGCCGCTATTGAAGATATTATTAATGAATCCATTGTAGGTGATAATGATGAAGCACCTGTTAATTTAATACTTGATCAATTAGAAATTTCAGATAAAATTAAAGAATCTATTAAAAACGAATTCGAAACAGTATTAAGATTATTAAATTTTAATGCATATGCACATGATATATTCAGAAAGTGGTATGTGGATGGAAGATTACCATATCATATTATTATTGATGATAAAACCCCCAAGGGTGGTATTAAAGAATTAAGATATATTGACCCTACCAAATTAAGAAAGGTTAAAGAGATCGAAGAAACAAAAGATCCTAAAACCGGGGCCAATATAATTTCAAAAACAGACGAATATTTTTTATTCCAAGATAGTAATATGAGTGCAACAAGTACTGGATTAAAGATAAGTCCAGATGCTATATGTTATGCGACTTCTGGAATGCTAGATCCTAGTAGAAAAAGAATATTATCTTATTTACATAAAGCAATTAAATCTGTCAACCAACTTCGGATGATGGAAGATTCTTTGGTTATCTACAGAATTAGTAGAGCGCCAGAACGTAGAATCTTTTATATCGACGTTGGTAACCTACCAAAAGGTAAGGCAGAAGAATACCTTAAAGGTATTATGAGCCAGTATAGAAACAAATTGGTATACGATGCCAAGACTGGTGATATAAAAGACGATAAAAAACATATGTCAATGCTAGAAGATTTTTTCTTGCCACGAAGAGAAGGTGGTAGAGGAACAGAAATCACTACATTACCTGGCGGAGAAAATCTTGGTCAGATAGATGATATAATATATTTTCAAAAGAAATTATATAAATCATTGAATGTTCCAATTAATAGATTAGAACAGGAACAACAGTTTAGTATAGGTAGAAGTACTGAAATTTCTAGAGATGAAATTAAATTTAAGAAATTTGTTGATAGACTTAGAAAACGATTTAGTGATTTATTTAATCAATTACTAAGAACTCAACTAATACTTAAAGGTATTATTACCGCTCAGGATTGGAATGAGTGGAAAACATATATAGCCTATGACTTTATTAAAGATAACTATTTCTCAGAATTAAAAGAAGCAGAAATGTTACGAGAAAGGTTTGAAATGTTAGGTACAGTAGACGAATATGCAGGTAAGTATGTTTCTATTGAGTGGATCTCGAAGACTATTCTTAAAATGGATGATGATTCCATGAAAGAAATGGAAGATCAAATTAAAGCTGAAAAGGAAGCCATGGGCCCTGACGGCGATGATGTGGTTGACTTTTAAATTGTTATAAATATATACTGGGAGATTATAATAATGACTATTGAAGAATTAATTAATAATGTAGGAAAGGGTGATACTATCGGAGCTGGTAAGGCATTTGATACCGTAATCGGCCAAAAAATGCAAGTTGCTCTTGATGCAAAGAAAATAGAAATTGCATCTAAAATAGGTGAACCTACAGAGGTTGAAGTTACAGCTGAAGAGGAATAGTTAATGGGAGATAGGCTATAATGAGACTAATATCTGAGTATCATGATAGTAACCTTCAGGTTATTACAGAAAGTAAAAAGGATGGCGGCAAAACATACGTCATTGAAGGCGTGTTCATGCAGGCCGATAAAAAGAACAGAAACGGTAGAGTATATGGAAAAGCAATACTAGAAAATGCCGTTAATAAATATGTAAAAGAACAAGTAAAGACTGGTAGAGCGGTTGGTGAGTTAAATCATCCAGAAGGGCCGACTATCAATCTTGATAAAGTTTCACATAAGATCACAGAACTTAAATTTGAGGGAAGTGATGTTATAGGAAAAGCATCAATATTAGACACCCCTATGGGTAAGATCGTTGAAGGTCTGCTTGAAGGCGGAGTTAAGCTTGGTGTATCAAGTCGTGGTATGGGAACTCTTGTAAATAAGCAAGGTACGTCACATGTTGGAAAGGATTTTATGCTTTCCACAGTCGATATCGTTCAAGACCCTTCGGCTCCAGGGGCATTTGTCAATGGAATTATGGAAGGTGTTGAATGGGTATGGCAAAACGGTGCACTTTGTCCACAAGAGATTGAAGAAATTGAGACTGAAATAAAGGAAGCTCGAGGTATGCGTTCATCGAATATCGAGATTAAAGCTTTTAAGAATTTCCTCTCTAAACTTGTAAATTCTTAAATAGGAGAATACAAATGTCAATAGACGAAAATAAACTAGAAAATGAAGAACTAGTAGTCGATGACATATCAGGAAATGCTGAAGAGCTTGAGAACGAGCTCGTTGAAGACCAACAAGTTGCAGACGAAGAAGTTCTTGATGAAGCTAAGGTAAAGGAAAAAGATGATGATGATGAAGATGACGAGGAGGAAGTCGAGAAGTCTGCCGATAAGGAAGACGACGAAGATGAAGAACCCGAAGTCAAGGAAATTGTCGTTCCTAAAACTAAAGCTGGAGTTATTCAGGCAGCAGTTGATATGCTGAAGGCCGCTAGAAAAGAAGATGCGCAAAAAATCTTTGCTAAAATGGCGAAAGTTGACGAGTCCGAAGATGATCGATCCGTTGATACATCAATCAAATCTGGACCACAAAAGAAGGCTGACCTTAAAGCGAAAGCTAAAGTAGAGGCCGTTGATTTTGAGGAAGATTTGGATGCAGTAATCGCTGAAGAAGCAACTTTATCTGATGGATTTCGTGGCAAAGCTGGTGCAATTTTTGAAGCTGTACTTACTAGTAAGTTGGCTCATGAAGTTGAAAGGCTTGAAACAGAATACGCGCAGAATCTTGAAGAAGAAATTTCTGATGTTAAAGGCGATATGGTCGAGAAACTTGATTCTTACTTGAACTATGTTGTCACTAACTGGATGGATCAAAATAAAGTTGCAGTAACGGAAGGTCTTGGGACTGAACTTGCTGAAGACTTTATGACTTCTTTACAATCAGTGTTCAAAGAACATTATATCGATGTTCCAGAAAGTAAGGTAGATATTGTAGAAGAATTAGCTGCAACAGTTACTGAGCTAGAAGAAACATTAAACAAAACCACAGGAGATAATATTAAACTACACGAATCAGTTCAAACTTTAGAAAGAGCTGATGTAGTAAGAGAACAATCTTCCGGGCTTGCAGACACAGAAGCTGAGAAATTATGCACTTTGGTAGAAGATATTGAATTCGATAACAGAGATAACTTTGAAATGAAAGTTAAAGTTGTTAAAGAATCATACTTCGCTAAAGACGTTAGTGACTCAACTGATGAAGTATCAAGCGTAGCAGGAACTGATCAAGCCCCGGCTGATGTTAGTGACGTTATGTCTAGATACACTCAAGCAATATCCAAATTTAACAAGTAATATAATAGAATCTAATGGGGGAAACAAACAATGTTTAACGCAGATTCAAATTTAATGGAAAAATGGGCTCCAGTACTAGAACACTCAGATATACCTAGTATTACTGACAAGCACAAGAAAGCTACTGTAGCTAGATTGTTGGAGAACCAAGAGCAAGCTTTGAGAGAAGATGCTCAAAATATAGGCGGAAACTTCATTTCTGAAGCAGCCGCTGCAAATAACCAAGCTGGTAGCGACATCGCTACTTTTGATCCAGTTCTTATCTCTTTGGTAAGACGTGCAATGCCTAACCTAATCGCTTATGATATCGCTGGTGTACAACCAATGACTGGTCCTACTGGACTTATCTTTGCAATGAAGTCTCGCTATAGCACACAGGACGGAGCAGAAGCACTTCACGGTGAAGCTGATACCGATGTCTCTGGTACTGGTACACACGAAGCCGGTCCTACTGGTCTAGAAGGTGTTACTGATGCAACTGGTTCTAACAGCTCTTTAGCTGATGAAGATACTAACATCACTTCCGGTACTGCTATGTCCACAGACGATGCAGAGCGTTTGGGTGTTGGTGCTTCGGGTGACGGAGCTTTCGGTGAAATGGCATTCTCAATTGAGAAAGCTACTGTAACTGCTAAGTCAAGAGCTCTTAAGGCTGAGTACACTATGGAATTGGCACAAGACTTGAAGGCTATTCACGGTCTTGATGCAGAAGCAGAACTTGCTAATATTCTTTCTTCTGAAATCCTTGCGGAAATCAATAGAGAGTTGATTAGAACTGTTTATGCAAAAGCTAATCTTGGTGCTCTTCAGGCTAGCGTTGCACTGAAAGGTGTATTTAACGTGAACTCTGACTCCGATGGTCGCTGGATGGCTGAGAAATTCAAGGGTCTTATCATGCAGATCGAAAGAGAAGCCAACAAGATTGCTATTGACACAAGACGTGGCAAAGGTAACTTTGTTCTTGTTTCATCTGACGTAGCTTCTGCTCTTGCAGCTGCTGGTGTTATGGACTATGCTCCTGCTCTTGCAACTGGCTTGTCTGTAGATGATACTGGTAATACTTTTGCTGGTACTCTTAACGGTCGTCTGAAAGTATATGTTGATCCATATGCTAATGGTGATTTCGCGTGTGTTGGTTACAGAGGTGCTAACCCATACGATGCTGGTCTATTCTACTGCCCATACGTACCTTTAACTATGGTTAAAGCCGTTGGTGAGAATGACTTCCAGCCAAGAATCGGTTTCAAGACTAGATATGGCTTGCAACAGAATCCATTCGTGGGTACTGCGGCCGGTGCGGGTACTAACCGTGCTAACCCATACTTCCGAATCTTTAGAGTTGACGACATCATGGTTTAAACCTGATTCGTTAATTACGATTCTACTAAAGGGGTCCTCTTTGAGGACCCTTTTTTTTATTTGTATAAATAATAAGTATAAAGATTAAAGGGTATAAATAGTAATATGAATGCGTTAACAACAAATAAAAACTTTTTAAGTCCTGTGGGTTTTCAATTCAATGTTGATGCTCAAGAGTTTCCTAATGTAGAATATTTCTGTACTGCGGTAACTCTGCCGGGTGTCACATTAGCTGAATCAACTGTTCCTTATAGGGGTGTTAATATCGCTATGACAGGTGATCGGTTATCCTTTGATGAATTGTCTATACGGTTTAATGTAACCGAAGATATGGATAATTATATAGAAATGTTTAATTGGATGCATAATATCATTAATGATGCTCAGGGCGAATCTTATAAGTTTGATGCTACATTATCTATTCTAACCTCACATAACAATGTCAGTAAAGAAATTACATTCAGAGATTGTTTTCCAACGTCTCTATCAGCTTTGGAATTTTCAACACAACAAACAGAAATTGAATATCTGCAGGCCGATGCTTCATTTAAATATACCTATTACGAAATAAAATAAATGGTTTACTTTTGTCTAAATTTGTAGTATAATAGTACTTAAAACAGATTAATTTTAAACCAGTGAGATTACATTATGAATAACTTAGAAAAAATATTAGAAATGTGGAAAGAGGATTCCATCATAGATGAAATGAAGCTTGATGAATCTTCCCGCGATTCTGCCAAACTCCACTCCAAATATTTAGAAATATATAGTGTCAATAAGATGAAACTGAAGAAACTAGAACTAGACTTCAAAGTAATACTTAGAGACAAATTCATGCACTATAATGGTAAACTATCTAAAGAAGTAATGGATGAGAAAGGATGGGAATATGATCCACTTAATGGTCTTACAGTCTTAAAGGGCGACATGGATAAATGGTATAATGCAGATCCAATAGTTCAATCACATCAAGCTAAGATGGCTTATCAGAAGGAATTATGTGATACTCTTAAAGAAATTATGGAGAATATCAAGTGGCGGCATCAGAATATCAAAAACATGATTGACTGGAGGCGTTTTACAAGTGGTATATAAAGACTATATATCTAATGAATGAAAATAAGTATAAAAAGGGACTTAATGGATACTATAAAGGTCAAGAAGAAAAATGAAGCCTTCTTAGAAATAATTACAGAACCCTCTATAGAACAAGAGTTAGCAGATCACTTCTGTTTTTTCGTTCCCGGCTATAGATTTATGCCAGCATATAAGAATCGTATGTGGGATGGCAAAATACGGTTATACGATCTCAGAAAGAAAACTCTATATACCGGTCTATTCCATTACCTGCAAGAGTTCGTTGATGCTAGACAGTATAATATATTATTGGATAGTGGTGAGTATGGTATCCCAGGTACTAAGAATATTATTGATATATCTTCGTTATTAGACGAATTATCGTTAACATCAGATGGAAAAAAGATAGTTCCCCGTGATTATCAATTAGAAGCCTTGCATCACGCTCTTTCTAATAGTCAATCTTTACTCTTGTCTCCCACAGCTTCTGGTAAGTCGCTTATTATATACATGGCCATTAGATTCTTTTTAGAAACCTCAGATCAGAATGTGTTGTTAATAGTACCCACAACATCTTTGGTAGAACAGATGTATTCTGATTTCGCAGACTATTCACAATTTGATGAATGGGAAGTAGATGATAATTGTCATAAAATTTACGCCGGTCGGGAGAAGTATAATATACCGAATAGAGTGGTTATTACTACATGGCAATCAATATATAAAGAAAAAGCAGGTTGGTTTCAGCCTTATGGTATGGTCATTGGTGATGAAGCACATTCATTTAAGGCTAAATCTTTGACTGCTATATTAGAAAAATGTACCGAATGTAAATTCCGTATGGGTACTACAGGTACGTTGGATGGTACACAGACCCATCAGTTAGTATTAGAAGGGCTATTCGGCCCAGTCCATAAAGTA